CGTTCAGAGACGCCCAAAAAGAGGATGATTTTTGAGTTCAAAAAATGATGCCACCAGCACAGTCACAGCGCCAGAACTTGCGCAAATCCTACTCCTTTCTCAGCAAGAACTTGTGCGATTGACGAAGCTCGGAGTGTTCGAGCGAACGACAGAGAAGCGCAACGGTCGCGAGCGCATCGTCTACGACTGGCGGCGCAACGTTCGGCAGTATGTCGTGCACCTGCGCAAGCCGAGAGAAGAGTCGCGCGACGACTACCAGCACGAGAAGCAGCTGACGCAGCAAATCGTGCGTCAGCAGAAGGAACTTGAGCTTGCGATTGCTCGTGGCGACATGATCAAGCGCGCTCGCGTCGTGCTTGTGATGACGTCGCTGCTCACGCAGATCAAGAATCACATGCTCGGAGTGCCTGCGCGCGTGACGAGACCGCTGATCATGCAGCGCGACCCTGTCAAGATTCGCACGATCTTGTCGACTGCGATCGCGAATTGTCTACGAGAAGCAGTGAAGTTTGGCGATCATTCGTTCGATGAAATGGGGAAAAATGGCGCAAGTAAAGACGACAACGACGCGCTCAAGCGCGCTGCGAAACGGGTCGCAAAGCGCAGACGCAAGAGCTGAGCGCGAACTGACGCGCGAGATTTGCAGCGCGTTGCTGCCGCCGTCAGCGATCACGCTGAGTGCGTGGGCTGATCGCGATCGCGTTCTGTCGAGCGAATCGAGCGCTGAACACGGCGAATGGGTCACTGCGAACGTGCCCTACGAGAAAGAGATCATGGACGCGATCAGCGATCCGTCTGTGCCTAAGGTCGTTGTGCAGAAAGGCGCTCAGCTCGGCATCACCGACAGCGCGATCTTGAACCCGATCGGCTATCACATCATTGAGGACCCGTGCCCGATTCTCGTCGTGCAGCCGACAGTCGAGATGGCAGAAGCGTTCTCAAGCGATCGACTGCAGCCGATGCTGCGCGATTCGCCTGCGCTCGAAGACAAGGTGCCGAAGCCAGGCGCTGACGGCAATCGACTGCTCAGAAAAACGTTCAACGGTGGCTACGTCGCGCTCGGCGGTGCGAACAGCGCTGCGTCGCTGAGCGGTCGCCCTGTGCGCGTCGTGCTGCTCGACGATGTCGATCGCTACCCGCTCAGCGCAGGGCGCGAAGGTAACCCGCTCAAGCTCGCGATCGCGCGCTGCAGCGCGTTCTGGAATCGCAAAGTCGTCATCGTCTCGTCGCCGTCGATCGCTGGCGTGTCGCACATCGAGCGCGAGATCGCGCAGACGACTTGCGAACACTGGTACCTGCCATGCCCTGCGTGCGCATTCAAGCAAGTGCTCGATTGGGAGCGCATCAACCTCGACACACTTGAACACAAGTGCGCGAGCTGCGGCGAAGCGTTCGAGAAATACATGTGGCTCGCCGAGACTGGCGAGTGGATCGCTCATCGTCTCGTCGACGATCGCGGCAACAAAGTCACTGCTCGCGGTTTTTTCATCAGCGGACTCGTGAACCCGTGGATCGACTGGGACATCTTGCGCGACGAGTTCGAACTCGCGAGCGCTGCTCTCTCAGAAGGCGACGTCGAGCTGATGAAGACGTTCAAGAACACGCGACTCGGTCTGCTCTTCGAAGACACAGGCAGCAAAGTGAAGATCGATCTGTATCAGCGCCGAGAGCTGTATCAATGCGAAGTGCCAGACGGCGTCGTCGTGATCACTGCAGGCGTCGACGTGCAAGATCAATCGCTGCACGCAGACATCGTCGGCTGGGGCAAAGGTCGCGAGAACTGGCACCTCGACTACATCACGATCGTCGGTGACCCGCGCACTGACGAGCCGTGGGAGGCGCTCGACGAAGCTGTCTACAATCGAATGTTCACGTGCAGCGACGGCGGCAGGATGCGCGTGCGACGCATCTGCATCGACTCGTCATTCATGAGCGATCACGTCTACGCATACGTGAAGCCGCGACAACCGCGCTGCATCGCGATCAAAGGCATGGGCGGTCTCGGCAAAGCGCCGATCAGCGCGATGACACTGTCGAAGTCGAACAAGTGCGTGATCGCGTCGCTCGGCGTCGACACGTTGAAAGAGGAGATCATGAATCGTCTCAACGTCACGAAGCTCGGCGGTGGCTACTGTCACTTCCCGCGCTCTGACGTGTTCGATGAAGGTCTGCGTGCGCACGAACCGATCAACGGCTACGATGTGCCCTACTTCGCAGGTCTGCGCGCAGAGCAGCGCGTGATGAAGTCGAAAAACGGGTTCAAGACCTACGTCTGGATCAAGCGCTTGAGTCAGCGCAACGAGTCGTGGGACGTCTTCGTCTACGCGCTCGCTGCGCTGCAGCTGCCGCACAGCGGGATTCGTCTTGATACGATGAAGCGCGACGCGTTCACGCCTCCTACAGACGGTCGTGAGCAGCGCACGACGTCGTTCGGCGTGCAGTCGAACAGCACAGCGACGCCGCTGACGGACGACGCGCCGAAAGTGCAGCAAGCGCAGACAGCTCAAGCAGTGCGATCGACACTTCGTTTCGGTGTGATCAATCGAGGCATCACGTGAAAAAAAGAGCGCGCATTCTTTCGAACACGCGCCCTTCACTTCCCACTTCAGCGTCTATTGATTGTCAGTTTTGCATAGGCACCCTCCTTTGTCGTCGAAAAAATTAGAGCAAGCCCATCTCAGCTTCGTGACAGCGCTGCCAAAAATCTTCAGCTGCGAGATCGTCGATCTTCTGATCTTCAGCGCGCTCAGCGTCTTCGCGAGCACGCGCAGCTGCGAGCTTGTTGAGAAACTCTTCGTCGAACTGCTCGTCTTCAGGATGCGGTTGCGGCGCGCCGACGTAGAACGGGTTCTTGACCCACACATCGCGATCGTGCAGCAGCCACGCTTTGTCGATGTTGCGATCGTCGTATCCTACGTTGAAGCGCCATTCGTCGACTGCTTCTGAAGCTGTTGCGACGTGATGAATGAAGTGATCTGCGTTGTCTGCGAATATCGTTGTCATGACACACTGATCGCACGAGTAGAAACACTCTGCAAGTGTTTTTTTCTACTTTTTTCTCAATGCGAATTTGCGCGTCCTGCTGCTTTGTTTTTCGCCCATTCGCAGAGCACGTTCGCAGCGATGCGCGTGCGATAGAGATCAGTCTCTCGTTCAGCGCGCATGAGTTCGTTCAGCACATTCTGCGGCAGAATGCAGTTGAGACGAAACGCTGCAGATTTGTCATCGCGATTGGGCGAGCCTGCCGGTCTGCCGAACACTTTGACGCCGTGTGTCGGCTTCGGCTGATGATACGGTGACGACATCGATGTGAGCATCGCAAAGAGCGAAACTGCGCGCAACAAAATACTGCGTATCCTTACGCGAGCGATTGACGACTGACGCGCGACCGCTCAAGACTGCGCGCGAATGCCTGATGCAGCGAAACCTGTCTTGACACAAATCGCAACACCCCCGCCGCCTCAAGCGAAAGACATTCCTGACACAGCGCCACCGTATTCGCCACCGTCAGCAGCGACGCCGCCTGCACCGTTCACGTCTTGGTGCGACTGGGCCCGTGACGGTCTCGCGAAAGCGATGGAAGGAATGAAGCAAGCAGGCGGCGGCGTGACTGAATATCACATCGGCTCGCGCGGTCTTCGTCGTGAAGGTTCGAAGTCTCAGATCGACAACATCGCCTACTGGAACTCGATGGTCGTCTACTACTGCGGCGACGCAGGGCTGCCGTCGCAGCTCACAGGTCGCGACGTAGCGTGTCGCATCATCCCGCGAGACGTATGAGTGCGACGATGATCAACAACGGGCGCTACGAGCGCAACGGGCACGAGCAGCAGAAGCGATTTCCGCGCGGCATCATTCTCGGCGAAGACGGCGCCCCGATCAACGGCATGTCTCTGATCGATCCGCAGGCGCTGATGTTCAGCGGCAGCGGAACAGGCTACGGCAACTATGGCGCGAACGTCACGAAAAATTCGCTCGCAGGTTGGTTGTGGCGCGGCAGCGACGCAGACGGCGACATCGGGCTGAACGTTCAAATCTTGCGCGAGCGATCGCGTGACGCGTTCATGGGAATCCCGCTCGCGAGCGGCGCTGTCGAGACGTTCGACACGAATGTGATCGGGGAAGGATTGTATCCTGCACCGAACGTTGACGGTGAAGCGCTCGGTCTCTCACCGGCAGCAACTGCTGATCTGAACAAGGAACTCGCAGACAAATTCGAATGGTGGGCGTGCGACCCGCGCGAGTGTGACTTCGAATCGCGTGACACGTTCTACTTGAAGCAGTCGACAGTGTTCCAATCGATGCTGCTGTCGGGCGACTGCCCGGTGCTCTTTCCGTTGACGCAGCGACCGAACACGCTCTTCGATCTGCGCATTCGCGTGCTCGAAGCAGATCGCATCATGAACCCGCCGACGATAGACCCGACGAAAAACATCTTCAGCGGCGTCGAGCTTGATGACGAAGGCGAGCTGCTCGCGTATCACATCGCGAAGCGGCACCCGCTCGCGCTGCACACGTCGCGCATCTTCGCGCTGCCACTGCTGATCGGGCAGACAGTGCGCGTTGAGCCGTTTGGCGCGCAGACAGGTCGTCGCAACATGGTGCTCTTGATCAAGCCTGAGCGACCTGAGCAACGTCGCGGCGTGCCGATCTTGGCGCCGTGTCTCGAACTGCTCAAGCAGAACGGTCGCTACATCGACGCGACAGTCGTCGCTGCAGTGATTCAGAGCTATTTCACTGCGTTCATCACGCAAGAGTTTCCTGACCCGAACATGTTTCAAGACTTGCTGACTGACGAGCAGAAGCAGCAGATTCTCGACTTCAGCCCTTACAACGTGCAGCTCGGTCCTGGCGTCGTGAACTTCATGCGACCTGGTCATGCCGTGAACTTCTCAGCGCCGACACAGCCGCACTCGACGTTCGGCGAGTTCACGATCGCGTGCGCGAAGTTCGTTGGAGCTGCGATCGGGATGCCATACGAAGTGCTCTTGAAGCAGTTCAACGCGAGCTACAGCGCGAGCAGAGCAGCTCTTCTCGAATTTTGGAAACGCGTGCGCAAATATCGCTCGATCATGGTCGACGGGTTGTGCCAACCTGTCTACGAAGAGTGGGTGATCGACGCAGTCAGCTTGAATCGCATCGAGCGCTTCAAAGGCGACGTCACTGACATCTACGTGCGACGCGCGCTCACGCGCTGCAACTGGACAGGCGCAAGCGCAGGCTCGCTCGATCCGCAGAAAGAGGTCGCAGCTGCAGAAGCGAAAGTGAACGCAGGCTTCTCAACGATCGAGCGCGAGTCGATGGAGCTGAACGGCAGCAACTGGCGCGACAACGTGCGTCAGCAGTCGACAGAGAAGACTGAGTTCACTGAAGCTGACTTGACGTTCCCGCCTGAGCGACAAGGCGCGCAACTCGGCGCAGGCGGCAAGCTGTATCCGACGCCGCCACCTGCTCAGCCTGCTCCTGCTCCTGCTGCGCCTGCTTCTGCTGCACCTCAACCTGCTGCGGGCGCAGCAACATCAGCACGTCACGTGTCACGCAGATCACGCAGAGACAATCACGCACTGTCAACAAGTGGAGCAATCATTCGATGAATACAATCACACCTTTCTACAGATTCAGAGCTGAAGCAGGCGACGAACCAACTGGCGCCGAGCTGCTGATCTTCGACGTCATTGGTGACTGGGAATTTCTCGGCGAGATCAGCGCGAAAGCGTTCGCGGCTGATCTGTCAGCACTGCCAAAGAGCGTCAAGCGTCTCGACATTCACATCAACAGCCCTGGCGGCAGTGTGAGTGAAGCGAGCGCGATCTACTCGCGACTCGCCGATCATCCGAGCACGAAAAATGTCTACGTCGACGGGCTTGCTGCGAGCGCAGCGACGATCGTCGCGATGGTAGGGCATAAGATATTCATGCGATCGCACGCACTGATGATGGTGCACTTGCCGATGACGATCGCAGCAGGCAACTCAGATGACCTGCGATCGATCGCAGCTGCGCTCGACACGAACACTGAAGCGATGCTGAACCTCTACACGAAGCGCACAGGCGGCGAGCGCGAAGACATTCGCTCGCTCATGAAAGCTGAGACGTGGATGTCAGCTCAAGACGCAGTCGACAAAGGCTTCGCTGACGAAGTGCGCGGTGTCGTCAAAGCAGCTGCGATCGTAGGCAACAAGAAAGCGATCTTCAACGGCGTCACGTTCGATCTCTCACGATTTCACAATGTCCCGGCGTTCACCGCCACAACTGAACAACAAGAAAGGCACACACCACCAATGGATACACCACCAGCAGCAGCACCAGCGCCGGCAGCAGCAACTTCCGGCGCAGACACACCACCGAAACCGCCAGCACCAGCCCCAGCGCCGCCTACGCCGCCGCCCACAGGGTCGCCGCAACCCGCAGCTGCTGCAGCGAGCGCTCAAGCGAACGACTACGACAAGGGCATCACAGCAGAGCGAGCGCGCATTGCTGCGCTGCAGAAATACGACAAGCCAGCGACGCACGAGATCATCGTGAAAGCGATCGCAGACGGCAAAACGGTCGCTGACATCACTGACGAGCTGTTCGCTGCGCTTGAGAAGCCTGCACAGCAGCAAGCTCGTCGAACTGACTCGTCAACGCTCAATCGTATCAGCGGCAGCGACACGACGCCGAGCGGTGACGACGCTGACGCTCAAAGCAGAGAATGTGGTGAGCGACTGACGAAAGCAGTGCAAGCACAGCTCGGCAGACGCGGCATGAAACGCCCAGCAGCACTTCACGGGCAAAACTAACCAACGAGAGAACGTCAAAAGCAAAACAACCAACAGAAAAGGAAACAAACTACAAGATGAACACAATGCTCTCACGTATCCGCTGGGCGATCGCGTGCCTCATGGCAGCGCTGATCGTCGCGCTGCATCGCATCGGCAAGCCTGCTGGCTGCGAAGCGTTCAACGCGATCAGCGGCACAACGTTCACACCGTGGCCGCTGCTCAGTCATGACGACGACCCAGACTGGAAAGTCGTGCGCTATCCCTACACCGGAGGGCCCGCACTGAACACAGTCAAACCAGGCTATCTGATTAAATTCGACGCTGCGCACGCGACCGTGCTCGGCGCTGTCGCTGCAGATGATGCACTGCTCGAAGGCGTGATTCTCGACGTCGGCGGGACCGATCCTGCGAACCCAACAGACACGACTGTTGGAATCGCGCTGACCGGCTCGTTCGACAAGAACACCGTCAAATATGCTGACGGCACACAGCCGATCAGTGCAGCCGGGCTAGAGCGACTGCATCAAATGCAAATCTTCCTCGACGCCTGCGTGCCAGGTGGCGGATTCGCACCTTAACGTCAGAACAACCTCAACATCAAACTTAGGAGAATAACCAACCATGGCACTCAATCCTGCATACGAAACAAAAACGATGCTGGCACCTTTCGAACAAGGGCCGCTCGTTCCTTCATTTCTGCGCGACACGTTTTTCACAGGTCGCGACTACCCAATGACACCTCTGATCGAGTTCGACTTCAGACGTGGTCGTCGAAAAATGGCGCCCTTTGTTGCCCCGCTCGTCGGTGGCAAACTCATGGAGCGTCAAGGCTTCGAGACGCGCTTTTTCAGAGCGCCACGCATCGCGCCTGTTCGCGCGCTGCGCACACCTGATCTCGAAGCACGTCTGCCTGGCGAGACAATCTACTCGCAGCGCTCACCTGCAGATCGCGCTGTCGAGTTGCTCGCTGAAGACAGCATCTTCTGCGACGAAGCGATCAGTCGACGTGAAGAGTGGATGTGCCGCAACGTGCTCGTCAACGGCGCGATCACCGTCACAGCTGACTCAGGCTACCAGATGGTGGTCGACTACACGCAGAGCAGCGCTGGCGCTGCGAACAACCACTACCTCCCTGCAGTGAAGTGGGACCAAACAGGAAGCGACCCGCTCGCTGATCTCGAAGCAGCTCGTCTCGCGACGATCAGAGACAGTGGCATCGCACCTGACGTTGCGTTGTTCGGCGTGAATGCAGCGAAGGTGTTCATCCGCAACGCAGAAGTTGCCGTCTTGCTCGACAAACTCAGGTTCTCGATCGCAACGATTCAGCCGATCATCGACAGCAACTCAGTTGTGCGCTTCGGTCGTGTGCCCGGTCTCGAACTCTACGAGTATGCAGAATACTTCGAAGACGACTTGGGAACGATCTTCCCGATGTTGCCTGACAACTTCGTGATGTTGCTCAGCACGAAGGTGCCGAACAAGATCGTGTATGGCGCATTCACGCAGCTCGAAGACGCGAAAGCGAAGCGCTTCGTGACGTATCAGCAGCCACGCATTCCGTTCATCTACGGTGACGAAGAGGGCGGCGCGCTGTTCTATCGTCTGACAGCGCTCCCGCTACCGATGCCAGCAGACATCTTGGGTTTTCGTGTCATCGAAGCGTTGAATCTAACGTATCCGGCGATGACGCCTGATGGTCAACCGACAGGTGAGGAAGCGCGCTTCATCGAAGGCGATGCAGTGCTCGCACCGCTGACTGGCGAGATCACTGGTGGCGCAGAAGAGGCTGAGCGTTTGAAAGCTGAAGCTGCGCAGCAAACTGAAGAGCGAAAGAAAACAACGTCGACTGCGAACTGGAAGACAGCGCAGGCGAACGAAGCGAACGCGAAGAAAGGCAGCAAAAGCAGCGGTGGCGTGCAGTCAACGACCGGCGACGACGATCTCGACGACTACACAGTCGATCAGTTGAAAGAGATCGCAGATCATGAAGGTGCTGACATCACTGGTGTTTCGCACAAAGCTGACATCATCAAAGCGATCGAGAAAAATCGAAAGTAAAACCTGAGAGAGTAAAGCCTGAAATTGCATGAGCTTGCGTGATCAGTTTGCGCCCGATCTGGCGAACGTGTTCGTCAACACGGACGAGTTCGGCACAACGCGCGAGTTCAGGATCAACAACGGTCATGGAGGGTTCAACGTCTTCACTGCGAAAGTCGTCTGGGATGAAGAGCAGGCGAAGCGCCATCCTATTGTCGCAGTTCACGGTGTTTACCTCGGCAGTGTCATCTGCTTCATCGAGCACAAATACTTGCCACGGACTCCTGTGGCGGGCGAGCTGATCTACTCGCCCGCCAATCAGCCGTGGGAAGTGCTCGATTGCACTGACGAAGAAAGCTGCTACAAGCTCGCTCTGAGCGCGACGCGATCGCAACCGAGTCACTACGGGAACAACTGAATGCTGACGATCGACGCAGATCAACTGAAGATGCTCTCGCGCGCAGTGCGCGGCATCAAAGATGGCGTGCCGAAAGTGCTCACGCCTGCGATCAATCGCGCGCTGTCGAGCGGTCAGACAGCTGTGCGTCGTGAGATCAGAAAAATCTACGTGATCAAGCAGAAGGACATTCCGACGAAAGTGCATCGAGCGACACGAGCGACGCTGCAAGGCGAGATTCGAATCGAGCAAGGCATGCTCGGCGCTGAAAAGTTCATCTACCGACCTAAGGTTCGCACGAAGTATCGCAAGCAGTTGTTCGTGCAGATCAAGAAAACTGGCGGCGGCTACATCGCGCGAGGCTTCGTCGCGGGTCGCCTCACAGGTCCATTTCAACGACGATCGACAGCAGCACGCTTGCCGATCAGAAAAGTCATCGCGATCGGTGCACCGATCATGGCGTCGCAGCCGACAGTAGGTCCTGCTGCGAACAAAGTGATGGGCGACACGCTTGCCAAGCGCATCGATCACGAGATCACACGAGTCTTGGCAAGCGCGGGAGGTCACTCATGAATAGTCTGCTCGTCGTCTTCTACTGGGTCTTGCTGCTGTTGATCTTGCTCGGCTGCTTCGCGCAACCGTCTTGGACGTGGTATCCTCGCGTGAACTCAGCAGTCACGCTCGTCTTGTTCGTCATCATCGGGCTGAAGTCACTCAAACCAAACTGGTAACTTCTATGGGCACAATCCTACTGATCATTCTCATTCTGCTGCTGCTTGGCGCATTGCCGAACTACCCCTACAGTAGGAGCTGGGGCTATTACCCGAGCGGTGGCATCGGTTTGATTCTGCTCATCGTGATCATTCTCTTGCTTGTAGGTCGTCTTTGATGAATCTCGCAACGCCAATCCCAGTCGACACGAGCACGATCAGGCTGCACACAGCCTT